TCGCGCTCCTTATGGACGCTCTCAAGTCAGTTAGACTCTTCAACAATCCAGGTCACGAAGATAGCTTTAACGATAAGTACGGATACCTACACCATTACAAAGAAATCGTAGATCGTGGATCTAGAGGGTAAGTTTAACGATCTCCCAGAGGGGATCGAGTCAAGCGACGTACGAGAGCTACGCCAGGCGCTTATGCGCGTCCAGCAGCAGCTCCTTCAGGCTAAGCAGCGCACAAATGAGCTAGTCGAAGTAACTCAGCAGGCAGCTCACGACGCTGTTTTAGCTATGGGGCCAATCCTTCCAGTTAAACCTAGAGAAGCTGTTAAAGATAAAAAGAAGAAAGCTGAGGTAGCTCTCTGGCACCTTACCGACTGGCAAGGCGCTAAGAAAACTCCTAGCTATAACTCTCAAGTAATGCACCAGCGCGTTATGAGCTTTGCTGAAAAGGCTGTCAGTATCACCGACATTATGCGAGCTGACCACCCAGTCAATGACTGCGTGATTATGTTCGGTGGGGATATGATCGAGGGACTCTTTAACTTCCCTGGACAAGCGTTCGAGATCGACGCGACGCTCTTTGAGCAATATGTCACGGTATCTAAGCTGATCGTGGACGTCGTTCGATATGCCCTAACAAACTATAATAAGGTCACTGTAGTTCCAGAATGGGGTAATCACGGACGTATTGGTAGTAAGCGCGACAACGTTCCTCGTAGCGATAACTTTGATCGAATGTGTTATGAGTTGGCTCGACAGCTATTGGCACAAGAGAAACGACTCACCTGGCAAGAATGTCCAGAAGATATACAACGAGTCGAAATCGGAAACTACCGAGCACTCCTAATTCACGGTGACGAAATCGGTAGAAACGGTTTTGCTTCTCCTGGAGCTATCGTTCAGCATATAGCTCGCTGGCAATCGGGAAGCTATGACTGGCAATTTAGAGACTGTTATATTGGGCATTTCCATACTCACAACGAATGGGCGCTCCCGAATGGGTTAGGCTCCTGTTACCAAACTGGATCGACTGAAAGTGAGAATCGGTACGCGGGTGTAATGCTCGCAGCCAGCGCCACTCCGTCACAGCGTCTTCACTTCGTCGATCCAGTAAAGGGTAGAGTCACAGCTGCGTATAAGGTCTGGCTGGACTAATGGACGAGAAACAGCTTTTTGATTTCGTTCAAGAGCTGGGCTATGAAGATCTCACCCAGGCTACGGATCAGTATTCGGTCTGGGACTGCTACTCAAAGAGCAGCAATATCTATGTCGAGCTTAAATGCCGACGGACGCACTATGACAAGCTCTTAATCGAGGAGTCAAAGTTCGATCGCCTGGTTAAAGCTGCAGCTGATAAAAATATGATCCCTGTCTATATCTGCTCGACCCCTAACGGAGTCTGGGCTTTTAATCTAGCTGGAGCTGAGCTTTCCTGGGTCGATCACGAAATGCCAGCGACAACTGATTTCACAGACACCAGGACAAAACTAAAGAGCGTGTCGTATCTTGATATTAACGAAGGTATGCAGCTCGCATAGTAAGTTTCGCCCAATGCCAAAAGGCAGGACAAATAAATAGGTTCACCCTGGAAACCCCCGAGAGTGCCAGGTGCGCGATATTGACCCTAAGCGCATAAATCAAGCCTCCTTTTACGGCCCTAAAAACCGTATTACGAGGCTTTATTTATTTCTGAAGTCAGTGTTTTACGTTGTCAAGTATTTTTATTTAACGGCGTGTCACGTCATAACTACGCGTAGCTATCGTCACAAATCTCTAACCTCAAAAACCCAAAAAGTATAATTAAGGTATGAAGAGAGGAGGTGATATATGAAATACAAAGTGACTATGAATTACACAATAGTCAATCAGCTAACTCCAATGCTGGAATCGTGCGCTAATCCTGTCGAGGATCGACGTTATTTTGGCTTTTGGACAGCTCTTGATAAAAGCGCCTGGTCAGAAAAAAATGCTAACAAAAAATACTGGAAGCTATCTCTGACCCTGAAGCAGATTAAAGTCTGCAGGGAACAGGCATACTGGCAGTGGGATTATGTCGGCTGGAACGATATAGAAAGAATCAAAGACGACTATCTCGGACGTTACTGCACAGCTGAGGAAAAGGCTAAAGGCCGTGAAATCCTTAAAGGCTGTTACAGGGATCGAGCTGCGCTCAAGAAGTTGATGGACGAGTGTGACGCGATCTTGCAAAAGACCCCAGACGAGGCTTAGTCGCCTGGGATCAGAGCCCCTGCCTAACGGTGGGGGCTTTTTTATTCCTCGTCGTCAGAGAAGTCGGTGTGAAGGCTCATCACCGTAATATCTATTTCGTTAGCTTTAGCTGTAGCGACAGCTTCCTTAAATACGGAGAGAGTGCGAGCAGCCAGATCGTCAAGACCGTCAGGGTACGCGAGCTCGGTCTGGACGTTCACAGAAAGTCCACCCAAAATAATCTCTACAGATGAAAAGGCCATAGCCATAGTCTCCCACTCCTTACAGGACAGACACGCCCGACACGGTAGTTGCCATGGTGTAATTCTCGGGATAGATTACACCCGACCGAGCCCAAAGGTGGCTCCCAAGAAACGAGGCAAAAATGGCTCCAAATTACAAAGGCCCGCTGGACTATATCGACGTAGCTACACGGATCGTCGAGTTCCGCGAGAAGTTCCCTACTGGATCTCTCCAGCAAGTCAAGTACGAGTTCGTCCAGGTAGCAGGCAAAGACTGGATCGTCTACACAGCTGCAGCTTTCCGTACCCCAGACGATCTCCGTCCAGGAGTCGGCACAGCCTGGGAGCCAATCCCAGGGCCTACCAATTTCACCCGAGACTCAGAGGTGCAGAACGCAGAAACGGCAGCCTGGGGTCGCGCGATCGTTGCAGTCCTAGCAGCTGATACTCGTAAGGGTATCGCCAGCTCCGAGGAGGTTCGTAACCGTCAGGAAAAGACAACGGATAAGCCTGCGCTCGCTACCGTGCCAAAGCCTAAAGCTGCAGCTCGTACCTATACAGATGATGAGCTGATCTACGGCGTGGCAATTATGGCTGAGATCGAAGTTACCTCCGATCGCCAGAAGCTGCGTGAGCTCTGGACTCGGGAAAAGGATTTCCACGAGATGAAGGTCAATGGCACCACGATCTTAGACGCGATCAACGCTAAGGCAGCGACACTTACAGAGGAGACAAAATGAGCGACAAACAAAAGAAGTTCGAGCCCTCAATGGGCTGGCTAGTAGCTATCCAGTATCAGCAAGTCGCAGTCGATCGTCTAGCGAAAGAGCTTAACCTCACTAATGTCGAAGTAGGCCAGGCGCTCGAGCGCTCTGGCTATTTACTCGAGCCAGATCCTTTCGGTTACAGCTCTGACACCTGGAAGGTGCTCGAGATCGAGAATCGTAAGCTTGCAGCTGTACCAGACGTCAATGAGTGAGCCAGTTACGACCCCTGGTGGGGTTGAGCGACAGCTCAAGAAGCTCAGCGACCAGCTAGATGAGAGTCACACGGATCTAGTCGCAGCTGAGAATAACTACGCTATGACAAAATCGACTTACGAGATTGCACTAGCTAAATCTCGAATCGCATTAGCTTCTAAGTCAGCTCCTAACGGTAAGAATTACACCGTCCAGGAACGAGAGGATATGGCGCTAATCGAAAACCAGCTGCTGCATATCAAAATGGGAGAAGCTGACGCACTCGTCAAAGCTGCTCGGGCTAACTCAGTAAGGATTAAGACCCAGATCGACTTAGCCCGATCCGTCGGGACTCTCGTGAGAGCTGGTTTTGACTTATGAGGTTCAAGCGTGTTCGTAAGAAGATGGAAAAGAAGCTCTCAAAGTTCGTCTGCGACAAATGCAAAGAGCGCTGGGAAACTTCCAAAAAAGCTAAACACGAGCCCTGCTTTGATTTTCTCGTAGCAATAGACATAGTTAGGAAAACAAAATGAATCCAATCGCTATGCACGATCAAGTTTTAACCTATATCCAAAACGACGCTCTTCATACGGTGATAGACGGTGGGCTCAGCTTTGAGATCCTGGCTCACCAGTTTGAGCATTACTGGCGCCAGCGAATTGCTCGAGAGCTTGACTTCTTAGAAGAACCTACGAAGATCAGCTCCGATTATTACAACGCTGCTCGACGGACTAAGACAGCTGCAATAGCTATAGCTGCGAAAGGACTTCCTGGTGGACTTCTCTAACCTGCTTGCTAAGTCGCTGACGGCTTACGACAATTCCAGGGATCGTTCGACCCAGGTAGAAATCGGGCCATCACAAATCGGAGGCTGTCGGCGCCAGGTTTATCACCAGCTAGTCGGTACACCTGAGACCAATCCCAATACGGAAGCTCTAGCTGCGATCCTTGGTACTTTTATCCACGCAGGTATAGCTGAGGCCATCAAGCGAGAAGATCCGTTCGGTGACAACTTTCTGATCGAGCAGGAGTTCGCAGCTGGTGATCTCAAAGGTCACGTCGATCTCTATATCAAGGATCAGAAAACGATCGTGGACTGGAAAACGACGAAGCTCAAATCGCTGCGTTATTTTCCGTCAGCTCAACAGCGTATGCAAGTACAGATCTACGGCTGGCTGTTATCAGCTAACGGCTACGAAGTAGAAAACGTAGCTCTCGTAGCTGTACCTCGTGACGGTGAAATGGCTCAGATCAAAACTCACGTCGAGATCTACGATCCAGAGATAGCTAAGCAAGGCCTAGCCTGGTTAGCAGACGTTAAAGCTCTCGCACTCTCCAGCGAGTCGCCACCAGCTCCAGAGAAGGACGCACTATTCTGCGTCAATTACTGCAGCTATTACGACGCGACAGGAGAAGTGGGTTGCCCGAGTACACGGAGATAAACTGGAAAGACGCAGCCTGCGCTGGTATGGACGTTGAAGTCTTTTATAGGCTCGAAGAAATCAGATACCCAGATCCTGAGATTTACATTAAACCTCTCAGAGCTTTATGCGCTGCTTGCCCCTTATGGAAGAGCTGTTTATCGTATGCAGCCTCTCACGAGTTTTACGGCTGGTGGGGTGGTATGGATACGACGGAGCGCCAGGCACTTATTAACGGTGGAAGGACAGCTACCAGGCTGCGCGTCTATGAGGACTTCGAGAGATTAGGAATTAGCAGGTCAATGATCCACGAGGCTTTGGAGGAGAGATGAAGAATAAAAAAGAAATGTCGATCGACGAGGTTGCCTGGCTGATGTTTTTAGATACTCCTTTCGTCGAAGTAATTGGGTTTCTATCCACGATAGATTACAAAATTAAGATCGTGAAGAAATGACGTCACTGCCATATATGCAGCTGTACACCTCAGATTACCTGGCTGATACAGCTCACCTCACTACAGAAGAGCACGGCGCTTACCTGCTGCTGCTAATGAATTACTGGCAACGCGGGAAACCGTTAGATAACACTGACGGTCGCCTGGCACACGTCGCTCGTTTATCAGCTGAACGCTGGAAAGCTGTCGAGCCAATCCTGGCTGAGTTTTTTATGATCGAGGGTACGACCTGGGTTCAAGCTAGGATCGAGCGCGATCTTGACAAGATCCGAGACAAGTCAAGCAAATTAGCAGCAAATGGTTCAATCGGTGGAAGCAAAAGGCAAGCAAATGCTAAGCAAATGCCAATATATGAAGAAGAAGAGGAAGATAAAGAAGAAGATGAAGATAATAAAAAGATTTCTTCATTCGACGCTTTCTGGACTGCTTATCCACGCAAGACTGCTAAAGGCGCTGCTACTGCTGCCTGGGTTAAAGCTCTCAAGAAAGCTACAGCTGAGGAAATCATCAAAGCTGCACACGCCTACCGAGACGACCCTAACCGTGAGGAAGGTTTTACGGCTCACGCGAGCACCTGGCTCAACCAGGAGAGATGGCTAGACGGCCCTTTGCCTCAAAAAAGCCTTCCAGCAGGGTCTAGAGGCTCTGACACGAGGCCGACAGTGTTACCACCTCGGTATAGCGCAGATGAGGCTCCTAAAGGCTCTCCAATGCCAGAAAATATCCGACAGCTTTTGGGTGTGTCTGAGCGCACACAGATTACATAAATGCTGTACCCTTACAGTAATCATTACACCTAGACGGAGGAATAATGACAAAACTCGTAGCTCCAGCTGCAGTTCAGTACGGCGACCAGGTGACTATCAACGGTCACGTCTGGATCGTCAAAGACGTCTCAGGGCCAGATCACAATGGCACCT